GTACGGGTCGCCGTACTGGGGCCCGTACGCGCCGCTGCCCTGGTACGGCTCGATGGTGATCGTGTGGCGCAGCAGCCACCGGGGCAGCTTCACCAGATCACCCCCGGTACAAACAGTTCCGGGGGCAGGACACACAGGGCGTCCCATGCGGCGGGCGAGAGCTGCCGGGCGGCCGACGCGTACGGAGACACGTCGGTGACCGACCGGCCGAGGGACAGGGGGCCGAGGGTCACAGATCCCCAACCGGCGCCCGCTGCGCCCGTGCTGTCGCCGATCTCGTCCCACCACGCGACCTGCGCACACACGGCCTCGGCGAACCCTTCGGCAACGTCCGGCGCGGTGGGCATGCCATCGGCGCCGACGTCGTACACACAGCTCTTCAGCACTTCCGTGTCAAGGAACCGTGACGCGCGGGTGAGCAGGCTGTCGGCGTCGTCCGGGGCGGGTTGCCCGGTGTACGCCGAGAGCTGCTCGGGGGTGGCGTACACGCGGGCCACCGGTCACCCCCCGTACTGCTCGGCGAGCTGATCGCGGGTGAGCTGCTCGGCGTCGTCCTGCTCGGCGCCGCGGGTCACGGCGTACGCGACCCAATCGGCCTTGGATGCGGAACGCCCCGGCGCGGTGGCCGGGGCGTCCTCGGTCTGCGGCGACTCCTCGTCGGTGTCGCTCGGGTGGTAGCGGCGCAGCAGCACGCGGCGCCTCCTTCCTGGGGGTCGGGGTGGCGGCGCCTGATCAGGTGGCCGGGATGGTGCCGACGCACACGCCGCGGTCGTCGAGGCGCTTGACGGCGTAGTGCATGGTCGTGGTGACGACGGTCGAGCGGGCGAGGATGTCGCGGTCCGACTCGACGTTCGGGCGCTTCTTGTAGAGCAGGCCGAGGGCGCCCTTCTTCATGAGAAGGAACGTCTTCGCGGCGACGCGGTTCGACACGAGGACCGGGACGCCCGCGACGGCGCCGATCTGGCCGGTCGTGACCGGGGTCCCGTTCGCGCCGAGCGTCGCGGCGTTGATGAACTGGGAGTCGGCGAAGATGTCGCCGAGCTGGGCGGAGTTGATCCACAGGCCCGCGAAGTCGGACGGCTCCCACTCGTCGCCGAACTTGCCGATGGACGGGACGATGTAGTCGAGCCACGTGAGCTTCGTCTTTCCACCACCCGCGGCGATGGTGAAGGTGAACGGCTGCCCGCCACCCTGCGCGGTCTCGTCGGCCTGGGCCTGCGCGATCAGGGCCGCGTCGACCTTGCGGGCGGCGAGGATGCCGAACTGCCGGCGGGCCTCGGCCTCCGGGTCGCCGAGCGACACCAGTCGAGCCTTGTCCGTGATCTCGACGGCCTTGCCGGCTTCCTTGATCGTGGCCGTGCTGTTCGACGTGGACATGGCCGCGGGCGTCATGGCCGTTCCCTCGGACAGGTCGTCGAGGTCGGCGATGGCGCCCCACTTCGGGAAGTGGATGAGGGAGCCGGGCGCGCCCTCAAGGCTGTTGTCCTCGACGACCGCGGCCGATCCGGCGACGCGCACCTGACCGGTGAACATGGCCTGTGCCATGTCGCCCCAGACTTCGGGGTTGATGACGACGGAAGAGGTGGTCTGAGTCATGCGGGATGCTCACAATCTCCGGCACGGTGCCGGGCGTTGGGATGCCCGGCGCGGTGCCGGGCGGGGTCAACCGGCGAGGCGCCGGTATGTGACGGGGTCGGACTCGAACAGGGCGGCGCGCGCGCTGTAGTCCATGGCGGCGAACTGGGCCGGGGTGACCTCGGTCGAGGCGGGGGTGCCGAACTCGGCTCCGCCTCGGGGCGGTCCGGCGGGGATGCCACCCGCGGCGGCGAGGTAGGGCTGAGTGGTGATGGCCGCGGTGATGGCTGCGGCGACGGCGGTCGGGTCGTTCGGGTCGACGGCGGCGAGCGCGCGCATGGCGGACGTGCTGTCGAGCAGGCGGGCGATGTCGGCGCCGGCCGCGGGTGCGGCGGCGATGACGGCGGACTGCACGGCGAGGGTGCGGGCGGCGCCCTGTCCGTCGGTTACGGCCTGCTGCGCCCATCGGGGCAGCCGGTTGACGTCGCCCTCGGCGGGCGGCGTCTCGGGCGTCCCGGGGGCCACAGGCGGCGCGGCCGGTGCGGCGGGATCTCCGGGCTGGGGCGTGCTGCCCTGGGCCCGTGTGCGCCAGTTGGCGGCCTCGGCGCGCGTGTTCGTGATGAGCTGCTGCGCCCATGCGGGCAGACTCGCGACGTCCTGCGGCTCACCCGCGGGCGCGGCCGGTGCAGGCGGCGCGAGCGGGGCGGGCGGGGCGGCGGCCGGCACTACGGGCGCGGCGGGTGCAGCAGGCGCGGCGGGGGCGGCGGCCGGGGCGGCGGGAGCTGCGGGGGTAGCGGGAGCGGCATCGGACATGACGGGGCCTCCTGGGCCGTGTCGGGACAGGGGCGCGCCTGGCGCTCCTGTGTGTCGGGGCAAAGCAAAAGGGCCCGCGCCTGGCGGGCCCTTCGGGGTGGTGCTGTCGGTGGCGTGTGCTAGTCGTCGCCGCTCGACGGGGACGGCGCGGTGCGCGCGTACCCGCTGATCCATGCGGTGCGCAGTACGCCGCGGTAGGGGCAGACGGTCGGTGGGTCGCCGCGGCGCCCGGCCTCGGCTCCCTCGGTGACGGCTCGTGCGATGTCCTCGCGCGTGCCCATAGGCTCACCTCCGGTTCTGGTGGTCGGACTCATTCTTGCGGGCCCCGGCCGCCCATCGCTGCTCTTGGCCGGTGGCCTTCGATATGAACTCGGCCTGCGTGAGCCTGCCGTGTTCGAGCCACCACTGTTTCAGCTCGTCCGACGCGTTCGCGTGGGCGATGCGTGCGGGTCCGCTGAACAGGGTGACGGGCGAGCGTCCGGCGGCCTGGGCCTGCTTGTTGAGCAGCACGCCGCGTAGCTCGTCCTCGGCCTGGAGGTACTGCCTGTACACGTACTCGTCGTACAGGGCGCGGGCCTCGGCTCGGGTAAGGGCCGGTGCTGCTCCCTCGGCCACGGCGGCATCGCGGGCGGACTGCTGGGCAATCGCGGTCGCGAGCTCCTCGGAGAATGCGGCGTCGTCGGCGAGGGCGCCCCACCCGTTCGGATCGGGGGCGGGGTCCATCGCCTCGGCGAGCGCGTTGCGGTCGGCGAGCAGGTCGTCGACTGCGTTGCCGGTGGTGGCCGGCGCGGGGAGCTCGATCGCGTCGCGGCGGTCCATCTCCCCTGCAATGCGCAGGATCTCGTCAGGGTCGGCGTAGGACATGGACCATGCGAGCTCGTCGTCGCCGATGGCGGTGAGGTCGTCGGCGAGGTTCCCGCCGGGGAAGTGGCGGGCGAGCAGGTCGCGTCGGTGCGCCTCGGCGGCGAGCTCCTGGACGTCGTCGAGGTGATGGGCCAGGGCCTCGCGGACGCGCGCGGCGAGCTGCTCGTCGGACAGGCCGAGCAGGTCTCGGCGTACGCCCGGGAGGCGGGCGGCGACGTCTCGGCGGTCCATCTCGCCCGCGATGCGCAGTGCGTCGCGGGTGTCGGCGTGGTCGAGGACGCGGCCGAGCTCGGCGTCGGAGAAACCGGTGAGGTCGTCGAGCAGGCGGCCGTTCGGCTTGGCGCGGTCGAGTAGGGCCGCGGTGTCGCGGCGGTCTGCCTCGGCCTCGATGCGGGCCCGGTCCTGGGGGGTGAGGTCGCCGTGCCGCATGGCGGCGGTGAGCTCGTCGTCGCTCATCTCCGAGGGCGTGCGAGCGTCGCCGGATCGGATGCGGGCGGCCTGGTGCGCCTCGTCGGGGATCGGCTGGCGCGGTGCCGGGAGGTTGGATGCGCCCGGCTGCTCGCGCTTGGGCAAGCGGCGTAGGTCGGGGTGCGCGGCGAGGTGCTCGCGCATGGCGGCCTGGTGCTGGCGCACCTTGACGCGCGCGGCGGTCTTCGCCTCGGGGGTCGTGGCGGCGGCCTCGCGAGCCTTGTGCTTGCGAATGTTCCGCTCGATGGCGCGCTGTCGCTGTCCGGCCTCGTACCCGTCCGGGTCTGCCTCGGCGGTGTCGACGGGCGTGATGCCGGGGGTGTAGGCGCTCACGCTGTGGCGGCAGTTGGGGTGCTGCAACCCTGCGCGGCGGGCCTCGTCGAGGCTGCCCGCGACGTCGACGGTGACCATGCGGCCGTCCTCGGTGGCGTGCTCGACCTCGACCGTGCGCGCGCCCCCGCCCGTGAGGGACAGCACCTTGCCTTCCCACCGGCGGCACAACGGGCACTCTCGCGGGGCGTTCGAGACGATGACCAGGTCGACGCCGGCCGTGCCGAGGGTCCGCATGTGGGCTTCGGTCGCGGCCCGGCCGACGGACGTACGGACGGCCATTTCGGCGTAGCTGGTGAGCTTCCACCTGCGGCCGGATCGGTCGGTGAACGACCGGATGCCGTCGTCGGCGAAACGCTGCATGGCGTCTTGGGTGGCCTGGCGTCGGGTGCCGGTGCCGAGCAACGGCGTTGCCGTGACGTCGGCGACGATGGCGCGGTACCGGTCCTCGACGTTCCGCAGGATCGACCGGTGTCGGTCGGTGAGCAGGTCGACAGTCTCGGCGGCGAGGCGGTCGACTGCCTGCGCGTTCGGGGTGAGGTCGTCGACGAGCCGGCGCGATGCGTCGGACAGGGCGCCGAGCTCGGCGGCGGCGGCGCGGTGCCCGACGTTGTACGCCTCGGCGACGGCGTCGAAAACCTCAAGGCTCACGGCCTTGCCGAGCTCGTCGACGACACCCTGTGAGGCCCGCCGCATGGCCTGCACGGCGGAGAGTTTCCGCTCGGCCCACCCTGGGGCGTCGAGGCCGTCGGCGAGCTGCCGGGCGATGATGCCGAGTAGGCGCTCCTCGGCCTGCTGGTACAGGCCGAGGGTGCCGGCGGCGAGGTCCTCGACCATGCCCGGGTGAATCGCCACGCTGCGCCCCCTCGACTACATCGGGAAGGTGCCGACCGGGTCCGGGGCGGCTGCTCCGGTCTCGGCGAGGATCGTGGCGGCCTCGGCCTTTACCGCGGTGTCGTCCCACTCGGGGTGCAGGATCTTGACCTTGGTGTGGGCGCTCACGGCTCCGGCGCGGTTGAGCAGGTCGAGCGTGGTCGCGGTGGACTGGAGGGACTCTGCGACGCCGGTGCCGAACTCCACGCTCGGGCGCTCGGGCGTGATGCGCTGGCCGAACAGGCTGACGTCGAGCAACTGCTGTACGTAGAGCTGATCGGCAATCGCGTGCCGCCAGTAACCGGCCTTCTTCGCCCGGGTCACCATGCTCCGCTGGTCGCGGCTGTCGGACTCGGTCGCGGTGATCGGCTGCCCGCTCCCGTCGAGGCCGAACGACTGGGCGGAGTATCCGGCGGACTGGGCGGCCTGGCGAACCAGTGCCTCGGCGGTGGCCTGGTGCTCGGCCACTCGGATACCGAACTGGGCGAGGGTGATCGATGCCCCGGCCTCGTTGGGCGGGATCTTCAGCGCGGCGTACACCTCGGCGTCCTCGTCGAACGTCGAGCCGTTGCCGGGCCCGTTGTCGCGGAGGTACCCGTCGGGGACGATGAGCCGGCCGCGGGCGAGGCGGATGTCGCGCATCCATGACGTCCACGTTTCGTCGAGGCTGTCGAACAGGTCGTGTAGCGGGGCGGCGTAGTCGCTGCGTCCGACGGGCGCCCCGCGGTGCAGCCGGTTCGGCAGCATGTTGGGCACGTAGGACGCGGTGAGCTCGCGTATGCCGGTCGTGATGGACACGCCGTCGGCGTCGAGGCTCTCGGCGAGCTCGGCCGTCTCGGGGTGCTCGGTGAGCGGCACCGTGCGGCCGATGTTGTCGTCGGTCCCCTGGTACAGGGCGTGGACGATGCGGCCGGACTCGTGGCGCTCGATGTGCCGGAACGTCACTCCGGTGCGCCCGGTGGGCAACTCTCGCCAGAAGTTGACGGCGCGGAGCATGCCGAACCTGAACTCGGGAAAGGCGCTGTCCGGCTGCATCACGGTGATGAGCGGGTAGTCGGCGAGAGCCTGGTCCCACGTGGTCCGCAGGAACACTCCGGACAGGGCGGCGGCCTGCTCCGCTGCGCCGAGCAACGTCTGTTGCATGCGGCCTCGGTCGAGCAGGTCGTCGAGGCGCTGCTGTGTCGTCGTGTCGGTGACCTTCACGGCGGGCATCTCGGCGAACAGTAGGTCGGCGGACGTCGAGGCGATGTCGCCCGGGAGCGGGACGTGCAAACGGTGGTCGCGGCGGCCGTGCTGCTGCGCCTGGGAGCGGCGTCCCCACAGTTTGAACCTGCGTTCCGCGGGCGGCGTGTGGTGGCTGTACAGCCGTGCGAGGCGGCGCCGGTCGCCGGCGTACCAAGCGTCGTCCAGCGCCATGCGCCTGTAGTGGTCGGCCCACTCCGGGGGCGGCCACGCCGTGTTATCCGCCGGCAGTGCCACGGGCGGTCACCTCCTGGTCTCGGTGGTTGGTGAGCAGGTGCCGCCACTCGTGCTGTGTGGAGTGCACGGCGTAGCGCAGCGCGTCGGCGCTGTGGTCGTCTGCCTTGATCGGGGCGTCCTCGCCGCGGGCGGTGGCCTTGGGGTCCCATGAGTAACCGGGGAGCTCGCCGAGCAGGCCCTCGCACGACTCGTGGACGTAGAGCAGGCCACCCGCGAGAGCGGCGGCCGT